GCCGTGGCACCCTTCGTCACCACGCCGATGGTGACCAGGGCGTTGTCGGGATCGGTCACCACCTCCTTCACTCGGCCCGGGTCGAGCACGCCCAGGGTCATCAGGCCCGAGTGGACGTTGGTGAACGCCGGCCAGAACTGCTCGCCCATCAGGTAGAGCTCGCGGACCTTCTCCTCCAGGCGCAGGTCCCACCGGTTGATCGGGTGGTTCCAGAACTTCTCCAGGTAAGCCCGGGTGCGATCGTCCGCCGCCTGGATCTGCACGCCCTCGCCGACCACGTACTCGACCATCGCGTTGATGATGCGGCGCGCGAGCGGGTTGTACGTCCAGAGGTAGACGGCGATCTCGCGCTGTCGGTCGTGCGTCAGCGGCGCGAGGTCGCGCCCGGAAGACTCCGACAGGCGGCGCCACCCGGCGTCCTGCTGCGTGCGGTCCGCCGGCGAGCGAGCCTCCTGCAACCTGCTCTCGGGGATGAAGCCCATGCGCGCCGCCGCGCGTTCCAGCCAGCTCATGACCACGCCCTCCCCATCCGCCCGATCCGCTCGCCCAGCCCGGCGATCAGCCCGGCCGGCCGGTCGAAGAGACTCGTCCGCTCCATCGCGCCCTGGTTCGCCTCCGGGTCGCGGGTCGCGCCGGCGGCGGGGGTATCGCGGAGGTACTCGTCGGCCAGCTTGTTTGCCTGCTCGACGCCGTCCGGGAAGTCGTCGTTCGGGTGCTGCGGGTAGAACTTGAACTGCCGCTTCGACTCCAGCGGGAGATCGTCCGCCAGCGCCAGCACCTGCGCCACCACCAGCGGGCGCATGGACTTGATGCGCAGATCCTTGGACCCCACGGGGGTGACCGGAACAATCGGAAGGGCGAGGCCCTGGGCGGCCGCCTTGGCGCGGAGCTGCTCGTCGTAGGAGGAGAGCCCAACCCGCTCGACGCCGATCACGTTCGCCAGCCGCTTCTTATGCCAGCCGATGATGATCTCCATCATCTCCTCCGGGGGGATCCGCTCCGTCACCGCTTCCGTCACGATGCGCCGGCCCTCGCGGAACACGTCCAGCCGTTTCGCCGAGCTGGTGTCCCCCTTAGAGGTGCCGCGTGAGGGATCCCAGAAGATCGCCGAGAAGACGACGTCGGTGACCGGCGGCAGATCGGCGCGCTCGATGAAGAGCAGCCGGTCCTCCGGGAACCAGGAGGCGCTCGGGTCGAAGGGCTTGTTCTGGCGCTCGCTCAGGTACGAGGCCAGGTCTTCCGCGCGCTCCTGGTAGAACTGGTAGAGCGTGAAGCGGTCCGGCCAGAGCAGCTCCGCGCCCGCGTCCATCGCCTCACGGTTCGCCTCGTAGAAGGCGCGCGCTGCGGCCGCGCGCGAAACCTGAACGGCTCGCACCCGTGGTACTCGCCGGCTGTTCGAACTCCCGAGGTCGAACCGCCGGAGGGTGCGAAGCGGTCGATAGCGCCGGTCAATACCGTGAAGCAGGCGCTCCCATCGGCGCCAGAGCTTCTGGTCTTTCGCATCTCGAACGACGGCTGCATGGATGTGCGCATCTCCCCCGAGCCGCTCAATCCGCGTCGCCAGGAACGACTGCGCGTGAAGGATGGTGCCGACGATCGCAACCACAGCGGCGGCGCCGAGCTTCTTCACCACCTTGTTGAACCAGACCTCCTTCTTCCGCCGGCGGTTCGGGTTCTCGACCTCCTCGTCGTTCTCGATATCGTCCAGGACGATCAGGTCCGGACGCTGGCTCCGCTTCCGGGCGCCGCGCACCGCCTTGCCGGAGCCGGCAGCGGCGATCACCGCGCCGGTGGCGAAGACCAGGCGGTTCGCCCGCGGCAGCCCGTCCCACTCGGCGGCCTCCGGGTAGACGGCGGCCAGCCGCTCGTTGGTCTCCATCTCGATACGCGTATCCTCCAGGAAGCCGACCGCTTGGGTGTCGGTGTCGCTGAAGAGGTAGGCGAACTTCCGGTGGGCCGAGAGCACCGCCCAGAGCGGCATCACGAGCGTGGCGAACACGCTCTTGGCGTGCTCACGCGGGAATGCGCGGGCCAGCTCCTGCCCGGCCCCGCCCTCGATCACGAGGTTCTGGAGATCGTCGCAGAGCTGGACCTGGTACGGCGCGCCCGAGGTCTCCTGGCCGCCGGGTCCCATCCGGTAGTGCGGGAAGAAGAACTCCCAGAAGCTCCAAAGCCGCCCGCCGAACGCTTCCTGGATGCGCTCCAGCGGTGCGTCGGGCGCGAGGCACAGGAACGTGCGCGCTTCGGCCAGGACGGACTCGACCGCAGCTGCGTCGGCAGCGGCAGCTGCGGCGGACGGCTCCGGCTCCGGCTCCGGGATCCGCGCGGCCAGGCGCTCCGTCAGGTCCACGATCCGGTTGGCCATCAGATTCGCTCCAGAACGCGGCGAGAGGCCGGGGCGGCTCCGTAGCCCCGCAAGGCGGCGATCGCGCGGCAGAGGGCCAGCGCAACCGTTGCGCAACGGTTCCGCGGGGTCATGCCGGTTTCTCGGTCGCGCCCCGCAGCCGCTCCAGGGCGGTGGCCACCACGGCGAGCACGTCCTTTCGGCGTCGACGCACCACCGGTCCGAGCTCCTCGTCCGCCGCGATCGCGTCCAGGAGCGCTTCGGCGATCTCCATCGGCTTGGGCCCGCTCTCCACCGGGCCGCGTGGCCGCGCGAGCTCCGCTGCGCTGAGCGCCGCATACGCCTGCTGCGGGTCTTTCGACACGCGCGCGGCCTCGGTCAACTCCACCACCAGGAGGGCCGCGCCGCGCTCCAGCCGGCTGGCCAGCTCGCGCAGCTCCCGCCAGTCGTAGCGGTCCACCCACCGCTGCACGGTGGCACGCCCTACGGAGAGCTCGTCCGCGATCCTTGCGATCGGCCAGTCCGCGAGGAAGAGCTGCTGCGCACGAAGGCGCAGCTCCGGAGACCGGGCCAAGGGTCACAGGCCGCGGCGGTGCGCCGCGTCGATGAACCCGCGCGCCTTCATGGTCCGCACGCGACCCACCTCACGGCTCAGATCATCCAGCAGCTCCTCCATTCTCCGCTCGTGCCCCGCCAGGGGGGTCGCCGCCGCCGGCGCGCCGGACCGGGGCGCCTCCGTCGGACGCCCGCGCAGCTTGGCCTTCATCCACTCGATCATGTCGCTCTCCGTTCAGTTCGAGGATTCGCCTGACGTTTTCGAGCACGGGCCCCAGGTCCGCCGTCGTCTTCAGGTAGTCGCGGAACTCCTGGTTGATCGCCCTGTTCTCGCGGTAGAGAATCCAGTTCGACCGCATCAGCGCCCCCGCGATCGCCATCAGCCCCGAGAGGAGGAGCAGCCCGACGGCGACCTGGCTCTGAAGCACCCGCTCCCACACCAGGAGCCGGTCGGCGCCCACCCTTCACCCCCCCGTTCGGGGCGGCCGCGCCTCCGGACCGCCGATCTCGCGGGCCACCTGGGCCGCGTGCTGCTTCCGCTCCGCCAGCGCCAAGTCCTCCATCTCGTTGTACAGGTCCCGCCGGTGTCGGTCGAGCTCGGCGCTGAGGATGTACATCTCGTCCTCGCGCTCACGCATCCGCCGGATTCGGCCGTCCCGGCTCGCCACCGTGCTGGTGTAGTCGACGTACAGCGGGTCCATCAGCTCGGTGATGGCGACGTCGACCTTGGCGTTGTAGACCGAGCGCCGCGACCGGTCGATTCCCGGGACCACCTCCTCGATCCGATCGTAGAGCTCGCGCAGGCGGCGCTCACACGCGCGCGCCTCGCGGATGATCTCCAGGCGCACCTCGTCAGCGATCATCCCGCCTCCTCTTTCCCGGTGAATTGTCCGTACGGTTGAGCCCCATCACTTCCACGCGCCTCTCCCGCGACCAGCTCTCGCGCAGCGCCAGCTCGATCGTGTACCGCACCAGCGCCCGCACCACCGGCTCGGTAACCACCCAGCTCACCAGCGCCCGCCCGACACCGCCCCCGGGGACGCGCACGAGGAGTAGCGCGCGCAGCTCGGCCAGCCCGCCGAGCCTGGCCACCACCCGCCAGACCACCGCCTCGGCCAGCTGCAGCTTCTCGGCGCCCTTCACGCCGCTCCACTGGACGGAGCCGCGCTCGACCGCCTCCACCGTGTCGCGCACCACCCGCCACGCGTCGCGTAAGGAAAGCGCGCGGAGGGAGGCCGGCATCCAGTGGTGCTGCAGCACCAGGTGGCCGAGCCGCTCGGCGCGCTCCTCGAAGCTTGCGCCGGCGAGGGAGGGCATGCGCTCCACGGCGTCGGAGACGGGCAGGTACACGGGCGACTCCTCGGCGGACGCGCTCACGAGGGGGCGCCTGGACCGTGGCTGATCTTGACGTAGGGGGTTCCGGTCTTCTGCGTGGTGCGCCGTTTCACCAACTCCGCCGCGACCTTGCCCG